AAAACCATTAAATGTTGATGTCCCTAAATCAAAAAAAGTCCCCGCCGCTATTGTGCCGAGAGTTGATTCAATTAATATTACCCCGTTTGCCCCTCCAAATAAGAGGCCTTGAGTAGCGATAGTGGTTTGATTATCGTCAAAATGGGCGCCTAAAAAGTCGTCCATCGTGCCGAATGTATCAGCGACGATTGCATTATTGTTCATCTGGAATATTTCAGCGCCGGTTCCATCAAAATCAATAAAAGTGCCGGATGCACAATTCACCGTTATAGTTTTTAATGTCCACGATTTATTTAAGGAGGTGAACATCACGCCTGAACCGCTATAAGTCAAAGCAATAACGATACTATCTGATCCACTTAATACGCAGTTATTCCCTAAGACAAAGCGATCTGCCGTTGTTATGTCATTTCTTATTGCGTACTCAGTATCATCTGCAAGCGTTATTACACCGGTAACAGCAGCAGGGAAATCGCTAATGCTATTCACTAAAACTGTTTTAGTTGTTGCGGGAGCACCGGATAGGGCTATTTGTATTTCATCGCCTGATTGAGAAACATTAATACCTGTTCCAGCTACAAGTGACCTGAATATGGGTGAATCCGCCGTTAAATCAGTGACAACTTGAGCGCCCACAACGTCAGTTTGAAAATTATGCTCTATGATCGCGCCGTTTTGTGCTGAGACAGAAGATTTAATGCCAGAACCAGGCTCAATGTTACGGATGTTATTAACCGAGCCAGACGTATCTAGTATCGGCGTGCCTAGTGGGTCGCCATCCTGAACAATCGTTCCGGTTACACCTAAAGAGGCTACAAAATCAGCTAATGAGATTCTGTAATTAACATTCCCTGAGATATAGGTTATATACGCATCTGAAGGAAGCGATGTTTGTGCTAAAAAGTCAGATATTTTTCGGTCTTTTGGTGCGTTGCTCATGTTGTGGAATCCTCGACAGAGATAGATCCATTTGTTTCTGCTAAAATAGTTGACTCTAAATCTGAGTAGAAATTAGCATCCCGCGCATCATCTTCGTTACCAGAGCCAATAGGTAATATATCGGGATATTCTGCAACCCCGATATTCACCGCAAGATTACGCATTGTGTTTTTGCCGGACAATGCCCGAGCAACTAAATCAGCCGGTATTGGTTCGCCCTGATTAAACTGAGCAAAGAGCATTACCGCTAATTGAGCCACCATGCCAGCTATTGCGCCAGCAGGGACGGTAATCAAAGTAGCTAGGCTGGTGGCTTCTGTGTAACCTAAATCAATGCCGTCAGCGTCAAAGGCGGCCATCATACGGTTTAAATACCGTATCCCAGCCTGAGCATCGACAGGCTCAAGAGGAGCTTCAGCGCCTAGTACAACAATCTCGCCTAAAGCATCTTTAATTACATCGCCAGCCGTCTCAGCCATAACTACCTCTTAAATTATTTCTTTTCTGCTTTCTTAGGCTCTTTTTCGCCTTTCTTTTTCCAGCCAGCAGCGCGAGCAGCTTTAATATTATCTTCGCTGGAATTGATTTCGACTTCTGTGCCGTTACCTTTTACCCATGTTTGTAAATCACTCATAACTCTATCTCCCGTGGTTCTCGTGGTAATTAAATTCAATCTCTGCCTTTACTCTTCTTTCTTTGGCCTCTTCGAACGTATCAAAGTAGCCTAAATGCTTTTTCTTTCCATCTATACTAATTGCGGCTCTCCACTTCTTAGTTAGATTATAAAATGAAACGCCTTGGTAGCCGCTTTCATTGTTTTTGTATCGCTTTCTGTTCTTTCCATTCTCTATAGCATCGACAACCCTTAAGTTATCCCATTTATTATTTAATCCATCGCCATCGATATGGTCTGTATCGCCATCCGGAAAGGATCCTGTCATATATAAACACGCAAGCCTATGTAAAAAATACTGCTTACCTTTAATCTCAACAACCAAATAAAATAAGTTGTCTGTGTATTGCTTTTTATACCCTACTTCGTCTCCAATCTTCACGCTATTACATGGCCGAGTTAATCGAATAAATATCCCTGTTTCTGGGTTGTATGAAAAAAGCTCTTTTAATTCTTGCTGCGTAATCATTGCGTCTCTCCCGAAAGCATCCTTTAAAAATATGGCTTCTCGCTAGAGTGGATAGCTCTAACTCGAAGGGGTAATTAATCCCTGAAGCCATTATACTGCCTTTACACCCATAAGTCTTTAAAAAACAATGACTTATACCCCGTAACCTTGGCCTGCGTAAAAAGGGTTGAACGTTGCATACGCTGGAAGTAAATCAAACCGGATTTTCTGCTTGTTAGCAGCACCGTCTGAATACTTAGTGATTCGGATCTGAATACCATCTTCAGTAGTTGCAAGTGTATCTGTTGCGAACAACTTCTTAAGAGGAACAGAGCCGATTCCGTAAGCGTCTTGATGATAGAACATAGCTGGTTGGTAAACCGCTGCGGTAGTACCGAGAACGGTAATTACAGCGCCGTTAGCAAGAGTCGTGTCAACAGTGTTGTATTGACCATTCGTTTCTTGGATACCGGGCCCAGCAACAACCAGAGTTCCTTCACCTGAAGCGCCTAATGTTACATCAGCAGTCACTACGCCAGACCAAAGAACCTGACTACCAGTACCATGAATATAGCTGTCACGGGTTGAAAGGCTTAAACGTTTACTTCCAGCAACAGTGATAATATCACCCGCTTTTACAGTTGCGTTCGCTTGGAGAGCCGGTACAGCGATTGATTGCGTCATTGAGTCTTTAGCAGTCACGTAAGTTGCATCTGGAGCGGCTGTTAAAGTACCGGCGCGATCTGCACCCGTCATTGAGGTACGAGTTGCCAATGCGTTTGAAGACATTACACGAAGGCCTGCTAACTTATTAGATACAACTGAGTTTTCCCATGCTGTATTAACAAGGCTATCAGAACCGTTACCTAAGCTGTTCTGAACGTCAGCTAATGCTGCTGTCACGAATGGATTCATAACATAGTTACGGCGACCATCATTAGGTATGCCGATGGAGTCCATAAGCGCGTTTGCACCCGCTACGTCAGACCATGCGTCAATTGCAGTGCCTGGAGAACCATAATGGAGGTTACAGTTTTTATACATATAAGCACTGAAATCTGTTTCCAAATCTGTCACTAAGCGTGCAGCTGAAGGCTTTAAGATTTCATCCAGCTTATCAAGCTTTAAGGCTTCATCAACTTCATCCCAGTCCATGTGAACTGTGAAATAGTCTTGAACTGTGCCTGTTGCTTTACCTGCTACGATGTCTGAAGAATCAACTGCTGAGATGTCGCCGTCAGAAGTTCGATCTGATTTATAATCATGCGGACGTTTAAAGTCTACTTGAGTACCTGATTTTGGTGAAAAACTGCCTTCAAGCAATTGTGTGTTTACTGTTTTTGTTACTACCCGAGATGCTTCAAAACCCTTAAGAAAGGCTTCCGCAATCGGGCGCGAAAAGTTACTCGATAAATTATTTGTACTAGCCATGATTAGCTACTCCTAGTTATTCAAAAGTAGCACCTGATATTAAGGGGCTTTTTACTTCCCCTGCCCCTCGGCCAGTTAATGTTTCTGCTGGGTCTGGAGCATTAGATGCCTGCGGTCTTAATAACGAAGCAGCTTCTCTAATATCTGAATTGACCTTAAGCGCAGCTTGAATAGGGGTTAGGTTTCGCAGTTCGTCCAATACAATTGGGTTGGCTGCTAGGTATTGCGTAATGAGAGGGCCATCTTCCTGCTGAAGGATATGTTCTACTACATCACTATAAATACCGTATTCTATTACCGTATTACCTGCTCTTTGTACGTCTTCAGCATTAAGACCGAGTTTAACAATCTGAGAATCATAGTTTTCCGTTAAAGTCTTGATTCGTTGACCGTCTTTCTCTTTTGCCGCTTCTATGTCTGCATTTTGCTTCTCAACGGAGCTTTTGTTTTGCGCATCCTGAGTTGCTTTATGCTTAATGGCATCGTCTCTGGCTTTAATCTTGTCCTCATAATTCTCATCAAAAGGATCAGGAATAGGCGGTATTGTTACGTCACCCTTTTCAGCTTCAACGGCAGCAAGCTTTTCATTCGCTTCGGCTAACTGTTTATCGAGGCCATCGGCTCTACGCTCTTGCTCTCGAAACTTAGCATGTTGCTTATTAATCGCTTTCTGTGCGCCATCATTGTTTTTAGACTGATTATCTTCAGCCGCAGTAGCTAAATCTGCACCACTTTCAATGGGTTCCTTCGCTTCTGAATTTTCATTATCCGCGTCAGCTTGTAGCTCATCATTCATAGTGTGCCTCGTTAGAGTAGGTAGTAGCCGTGAAGAACCTCACGTAGGTTTAATTTCAGTATAACAGCATATATTGTTTTGTCTATATTCTAATATGCTAACGAATTAGATTAATATATGCAATAAATGTATAATCGTGGCAAGGCATTCTAGTGCCTCACCACTAAACATCAACTTATTTGGAGTAAGCCGATGCCAGAACTAACTTTATCACAGAAAGAACTGTTCCGCGTGCTAGATTATAATCCTGAAACCGGCGTTTTTGTGTGGCTGATATTTAGATCTCAAGCAAAAGGCTTAAGAAAATACCCTATGACCACTGCGGGAACTAGAGCAAAAAAGCCACAAGGTAAGACTTACTTAAATATTAAATACAAATCTATGACTTACGGATGCCAAAGACTCGCGTGGCTTTTCACTTATAATACTTTTCCAGATAAAAATCTTAGGGTTGATCATATTGACGGTGATACTGAGAACAACAAAATAGAAAACTTGAGGTTGCTTACACCTTCAGACAACGCTAAAAACATTGTCCTAATCAATGCTGAAGGACTAAAGTACTGTAAAATATATAGTAAACTATGAGTTACCCACAGGACCTAAATCAACGCCTTGATTCTCTTGCATCTCGATAACTATTTCAGCTTGCTGAATAGCGGCCTCTGCTGTATGTGGCCCAACGATGCCTTGAGCGCCTAGCGCGTCTTTTAACTTATTCAATGTGTCTGCTTGCGTGTTCAAAGCATTAACAATGGCTGTTTGACTATCCATCATCACTTTTACTTGGTTTTGATTGACTTGCTCGCCAAACTTAGCCTCTTCTAACTGCTGTTTACTAAGTGCAAGCTCAGATTTATCCTGCCTTTCTTGCATTCTTGATTGAATATCTGCGGTATTTGCTTGAGTCTGCTCGGTTATTGCTGAATCCATAGCGGAAGGTTGAGGAGGGTTAGCGTTAGCAGCTTCAATAATTGCCTGAGCTTTTGCTTTTTCATCTTCTGTCATTTGGCTGTCAGGGATAATGCCAGCTTCTAGCATTTGCTTTCTTGCCCGTTCTGCCATGGCATCCATACCAGGAACAGCTAAATTAGATAGCCAGATGTCTTTACCTTGCTGAATAATAGTTGGATCTATTTGAGCAATATCAACGAATGCGCGTGAGGTTTCTTGCTGTCTGGACTTAAATGCTGGCCCAATATCACAAGTCACGTCATACTT